CGGCACCTTCTACACCGGTCTCCTCACGGCCTCCACCTCGTCTGGCTGCGACTTCTACTCCGGCGACCCGTTTCTCTCCAACACGGATCGTCTGCACGCCCTGACCGGCGCTGCTGCCTACCGGCGTGTCCGCGCGAGCTGGACGGTGCCCGCCGGTTGCTACTTCGGCCGGTTCTCGCTCCACTACGACACCACCGGCAACGTGGCCGGCACCATCCGGATCGACAACTCGGCGTCGTCCCTGACGGCATCGCCGCCCAGCGGCATCGACCCCCATCACATGCGGCGCAACAGCTCGACCGCCCAGACCCTCACCAACGGCACCATCACCACCCTCCTGTTCGAGACCCAGGTGGAGGTGGTGGGGTCCGTCACCTATGCCGCCGCTACCGGAACCTTCACCATCAACGCCGCCGGTCGGTACACGATCTCCGCCGGTGTGGCCTGGGCGAACAACGCCACCGGGCGACGGACCATGGTCATCTACCGCAACGGCGTCTCCCTCTCCACTGGTGACCAGCCCGGCAACGCATCCAACGTCACGAACAACCAGACGATCTCCGCAGACCTGGCCATCGGAGACACCATCACGGTGGCGGGCTACCAGAGCTCCGGTGTCAGCCTGGCCACCACCACCAGCCCGGACCGCAACTACGCCAGCATCACCATGGTCGGCGGCTCGAAGGGAGACGCCGGTATCCCCGGCTCGATGCTGGTGCCCCAGCGGCAGGTGTTCACCACGACCGGGTCGCAGACGTGGACCAAGCCCGCTGGTTTCGTGTACGCCGAGGTCGAGTGCCAAGGCGGAGGCGGAGGCGGCGGTGGCGTGTCCAACTCGACAGCCACCACTGCTGACGCCGGAGCCTCCGGCGGCGGTGGCGGGTACACCAAGAAGATCTGGCTCGACGCCGCCCTGAACGCGACTGAGGCGGTCGTGGTCGGCGTGGGTGGAACTGCCGGAGCGGCGAACGACGCAGCTGCTGGCACGGGAGGCAACTCGACCTTCAAGGCCACCCAGATCGGTAGCGGAGGTGGTGGCGCTAGTGCGGCCACCGGCAACGTCGGTCTTGCTCGTTCTACCGGTGGTAGCGGTGGCGGTGGGTCGGGTGGCGACTACACCGTTGCGGGTGGCGACGGTCCCAACGGCTCGGTGATCGCCAACGGTGGCGGTACCGCTCCGACGGTGCAGGCCATCAACGGTGGCGCATCGTTCCTCGGTGGTGCCTGCCGTCCGGCGGTGTCCGCTGCCGGTGGCGTCGGTGCTGCCGGACAGGTCTATGGCGGCGGTGGCGGTGCAGGCTACTCCCGTGCTGCATCGGGTGCCTTCGCCGGTGGTGCGGGCGCTCCGGGCATCGTCATCGTCACCTCGTACTGCGCGACCTGACCGACGTGACGGCAATGAGACGATCTGACTAGGAGGTAGCCATGCCAAGCAATACCCCGATCCAGGGCTTCCGGGTTCCGATCACCACGGACGACCCGGATGTCGTGGACGACATCACCCAGCTTGCCAAGGGCATCGAGAAGCGGGTGGTAGGCACCTACGCCTCCGCCGCGGCTCGGAACACCGCAGTCTCCGGACTGGCCGAGGAGGGCATGTTCGCCTACCTCAAGGACACCAACGTGCTCACCTACTACGACGGTGCGGCGTGGGTGAACTTCAACCCGGGCAGCTTCAAGATCGCCTCCGGGTCCACGGTGCCGACCAACGCCGACCCGACCTACGTGAACGGCGACGTGTTCTTCAAGATCTGAGCGGAGTTCCGATGACCCTGCACATCAAGGTCAACGATGTCTGGACGGCTGTCCAGCGCCCCTACGTCAAGAGGAACGACGTGTGGGTGGCGGCCACGGAGGCCTGGGTCAAGCGCTCGGGAGCCTGGGTCAGGGCCTACCAGTACGACGTGACCCCGCCGAATCCGCCGGAGATCACCCTGACGGTGGTCGAGGACTTCGACAAGGTGAACGGCAAGAACGTGCTGAAGACCCGCTACATCAAGGTGGGCACCCGGCTGCCCGGCTCGAGCAACGACCCGGATGCCCGACTGACCCGGGTGCTGACCAACTACGCCGGCAAGCCGCCGTCCACCCAGTTCGGCGGCACCTTCACCCAGACTGCGGACAAGGACTGGACCGGCGAGCCGTGGAGCGAGTGGCGCTACAACGCCTACGGCAACCACAACGACACCTCGAACTACACCTACAAGCAGTGGCCGCCCAACGTGGCCGCCGGGTACACCATCGCCGGGGACAAGACCTACTACTTCGGCGGCTGGTCCCTGGACGACAACGGGAACTGGAGCGCGGTCAACCAGGCCTCGATCCACATCCCCAAGGACTCGGTGGGCACCGAGAACGTGGTGGTCAAGGAGGCCCGGTTCCAGCCGAACTCCTCGGGCAGCTGGCGCTCGGACGGCTTCCACTCCGGGGACCTGATCCAGCAGAACTCACCGCGCTCCTACGGGATCTGGTTCCACGGCAACCAGTTCACCGACTCGGTCGGCAAGCAGGGCGCGCCTACCGTCCGGAGCGCCCAGATCTACATCCGCCGGGAGGGTTCGGCCGAGGACAACGGCTCGGCGACCTGCCACCTCTACCTGTACTGGCACGGGTACGCGAGCACCAGTGCCCTGCCCGCCCCTGGTGCGCCCGGTGGGCTGACCATGCACGAGGTCACCAAGCTCACCACTACCGCTGGCGGTGGCCCGATGGCCAAAGGTGAGGGCCGGTGGTTCACCCTGCCGACGGCATTCCGTGACAACCTGAACACGCAGGTGAAGGGAATGGGACTGTCGTGGAAGGATCCGGTCAAGGCCTCCGCGTTCCCGAGCGACTACTCGAGGATCGTGTCCACGGGGCAGTCGCTGCGTTGCGGCGAGGTGCATGTGGTGTGGGAAGAGAAGCTGTAGCCAACCAGAAGAGGATGAGGACATGAGCGACAAGAGCAGGAACGAGCAGTCCCCGGCCGACGACCGGCAGTCAGGTGCAGAGGCCCACGCCGAGCGCGTCGAGTCCGAGGACAACACCCAGGTGGCCGACGCCGGCATCCCCGGACAGATCCAGTACCCCGATCGTGAGGTGGACGCCGAGCGGGCCGCCGCCTTCGCCGCGGGCAAGGAGGACTCCCTCTACGACGACGACAACACCAACGACGCCGGCAAGTCCCGGATCGGCTGGCAGAACCCGGCCGACCGTCCCACCGAGGACGCCCCGGGCGAGCCTGGTGTGCCCGGAGACGAGTCCGGCGAGGAGACCGAGCCGCTGGCGATGCGTCCCGACGCTGACCAGGAGCAGTCATGACCGACAAGGGCAAGGGCAAGGGCGACGAGCAGAAGGTCGGCCAGGTCCCCGAGGGCACCGTCGAGGAGGTCAAGGAGTGGGTCGGCGACGACCCCCGGCGGGCCAAGAAGGCGCTGAAGGAGGAGAACAAGTCCGACTCCCCGCGCAGCACCCTGGTGGCCGCGCTGGAGGCGATTGTCCCGAAGCGGAAGAAGGACGATGGAGACGCACCGGCAGAGGCTGCGGAGGGCGAAGAGGAGAGCCCGGCAGCAGGCGAGGGCCCGGAAGGGGAGCCTGGGGAAGAGGCTGACGAGGAGGATGACGAGGAGGATGTCGAGCTGGCCGAGGACGAGGAGCCGGTAGAGGACGCCGACGAGACCGAGCCGATGGACCCTCAGGAGGCCACCGAGGCCTACGACCCGGAGCACGACGACGACGAGGACGACACCACCGGCCATGAGAACGAGGTCGGCGAGGACGAGGAGGAGGAGAAGGATGGCTAGGGTCATTCCGCCGTACCACATCACCACCCCGTTCGGTAAGCGTGGCAGCTGGGCCGCCGGCTACCACACCGGGGACGACTACTCCACCAAGGGCAAGGTCGGCATCCCGGTGCGCGCGAGCAAGGCGGGGAAGGTGGTCTCCACCGGCAACGCCTGGGGCTCCTCCTACGGCAAGCACGTGGTGATCCAGACCGCGACCATCCGGCACGGCTACTGCCACCTGTCCGGGATCAAGGTCAAGTCCGGGCAGAACGTCAAGGCCGGGCAGATCATCGGGTACTCGGGCAACACCGGGAACTCGACCGGCCCGCACCTGCACTACGAAGAGCGGCGCTCCCCCTACCGCTACCGCAACCACCGGAAGCCGGTTTTCAACCGACAGGTTCCCTGATGGACGGACTGACCGGCATCGTCATCACGATCGCGGTGGTCGAGGCGATCATGATCGTGGTGCTGGTCGTCCGGGGACGTGCCACCTCCACCGGCAGGACGGCCACGCCGGTCGCCACCCGCAGCTCCCGCGACCCGGGACCCGCGGTGTGCGGGGCCTGTGGGCAGCCGATGCCGAAGGAGACGTAGCGATGCCCACCACGGTCACCGTCACCGGCAGCTTCATCCGCAACCTGAGGCCGGTCCTCGGGATGGTCCGGTTCACCCCGGAGCGGCTCTGGGTGATCGACGGTGGGGTGGCCTGGGCCACCCTGGCCCCGGTGGCGGTGCTCGCGGACGGTAGGTTCACCGTCGAGGTCACCCCCACCGATTCCGACGGGGTGCCCTGGTACTACCGGGTGGAGACCCCCGCCGGCAACTGGCGGCTCCGGATCTCCCGGGCCCGACCGCACTACGGCCTGAAGGAGCTGCTGGATGAGCATCATCCTGGGCCGAGGTCCCCGCACCGACGATGAACTCTACGAGGTAGTCCGGACCCTGTGGGGTCACACGATCCCGCGACACAAGGTCTGCCCCGAGCACAACGCCCCGTTCGAGGCGTTCGCGCACGGCTACTTCAACCGTGACCCGCAGATCCTGATCAAGGGCTCCCGTGGTCTGTCCGGGAAGAGCCGGCTGGTCTCCCTGCTGGGACTGACCTACGCGGCCGTCCATGGCGCGGACACCAACATCGTGGGTGGCTCGCTGAACCAGTCGGTCAACATCCAGGAGACGATCCGGGACGCCTTCAACTACGTGAACGCCCCGCGGTACATGATCCGGGACGAGTCGCAGACCGCGGTGCGGCTGATGAACGGAGCGGTGATCCGACCGCTGACCGCCTCGCAGAAGACGGTCCGTGGCCCGCACCCGCCGATGCTGCTGCTGGACGAGATCGATGAGATGGACCCGGAGATCCTCGAGTCGGCCAAGGGCCAGCCGATGCCCCAGGTGAACTGGCGCGGGGATGTCATTCCGGCCCAGACGATCATGTCCTCGACCCTGCAGTACTCGGACAAGGCGATGGCCCAGGAGCTGACCCGGTTCCAGGAGGAGGAGCTGCCGGTCTTCGAGTGGTGCTACAAGGACACCTCGAACCCGATCGACGGCTGGCTGGACCCGGGGTTCGTGGAGCAGAAGCGGCGTGAGGTCTCCGCCGAGCGGTGGCGGGTGGAGTACGACCTGGGTGAGCCCAGCATCGGCAACCGTGCCATCGACGCCGACGCGGTGGAGAAGATGTTCTCGCTGCCCTCCACCGCGCTGCGGAAGAAGGAGGGCAAGGAGTGGCAGGAGTACCGCTTCGAGGACCCGAAGCCGGACGCGGAGTACGTGATCGGCGCGGACTGGGCCCAGTCGGTGGACTGGACGGTGATCACCGTGGCGGACGTGTCCCGGTTCCCGTGCAAGGTGGTGCACTGGGTGCGGATGCGCCGGCACCCCTACCCGGTGATGATCGGCATCTTCAACAAGCTGATGCAGGCCTACAACGCCGAGGGCATCCACGACGCCACCGGGCTGGGCGCGGTGGTCGCGGACTACATCGACCGACGCGCGCGGGGCTTCATCATGGCCGGCCGGGTGCGTGACGACATGCTCAGCGAGTACGTCTCCTCGATCGAGAACGGCCGCTGGCTGGCCCCGAAGATCCGGGAGTTCTACCTGGCGCATCTGTACTGCTCCACCGAGCAGCTGTTCAACCGGGGCAAGGAGTTCCACCTCCCCGACGAGGTGTGCTCGATGGCGCTGGTCTGGCGGATGGTCTCCAAGCGGGCGGTCCCGGCACACCCGGTGGTCATCAAGGGCGACCAGGACCCGACCTGGATGGAGCGGGAGATGGCCACGAACGCCGACTCCCAGCGCAAGCCCGGCCAGTGGGTGGTCGGTGGGGTGACGAACAAGTCGCAGGAGGTTCCTGACGAGTTCGATCTGATGGTCTGAGGAGAGGTCATGAACATGCCATTGCAGGCAGGGGACATCCTGTGCACGCGCAGCAACGCTTGGTACGCCAGGCTGATCAGGTTCGGAGCGGCGCTGCTGGGCCGGCCGAACACCGTGAACCACGTCGCCATCTACATGGGCCCGGGCACGGACGGCCGGGACCGGGTGATCGAGGCACGCCCCGGGGGTGTGGGCTGGCGGGACGCGAAGGCCTACCTCGAGGACCACTGGACCATGGACAACCGGGAGCAGCCCAAGACCCAGGAGCAGCGGGGTGCGATCACCACGGCGGCCGTGGCCCTGCTCGGCACGCCCTATGACTGGGTGGGCATCGGCCAGTCGGTGATGGAGGCGATCCGGGCACCGGACCTGTACCGCGGCAAGGCCTGGGACTTCATCGAGTCCCCGGACCATGTGGTGTGCAGCGCGCTGGCCGACTGGGTGTACGCCGACGTGGGCCTGGCCAACCCCAACCAGGTCGGCCCGGACAAGGTCACCACCCCCGGGGACTGGGCGGAGTTCATCATCACCAAGGCATGGCAGAAGTGACAGAGCGGAGACACTGAAGACATGGCCGACGTGAAGCTGCCCCAGGGCGACATCTCCACATGGGACGAGGACAACGCCGGGGACGAGATCCCCAAGCGCGTCGGCCCGATGGAGGAGCTGGGTGTCACCGGGGTCAAGCGCGTCTCCGGCTACATCGATGAGGAGTTCCTCCCCGCGCTGCGCGGGCGCAAGGCCGTCCGGGTCTACCGGGAGATGGCGGCCAACGACTCGATGGTCGGCGCGATGCTGTTCAGCATCGACAAGCTGATCCGCGAGGTGGAGTGGAAGGTGCTGCCGGCGGACCAGTCCGAGGAGAACATCCTGGCCCAGGAGTTCCTCGAGAGCTGCATGGAGGACATGAACGAGCCCTGGGACGGGTTCATCGGCGAGGTGCTCTCCGAGCTCACCTACGGCTGGAGCTGGCACGAGATCGTCTACAAGCGCCGCCTGGGGCCCTGGGAGAAGGACCCGAAGAAGCGGAGCAAGCACACCGACGGGCTGATCGGCTGGCGGAAGATGCCGATCCGTGCCCAGGAGACGATGCAGCGCTGGTCCTTCGATGAGACCGGCGGGATCAAGGCGATGGTCCAGATGGCTCCGCCGCGGTACACCACCACGGTCATCCCGATCGAGAAGTCGATCCTGTTCCGGACCGCGATCGCCAAGGGCAACCCGGAGGGCCAGAGCCTGCTCCGCACCGCCTACCGGTCCTGGTACTTCAAGAAGCGGCTGGAGGAGTTCGAGGCGATCGGCGTCGAGCGCGACCTGGCCGGCATGCCTGTAGGAAGGGTCCCCGCGGACTACCTGACCGCCGCCAAGGGCACGCCCCAGGCCAAGACGGTGGACGCCTTCAAGAAGATGGTCCGCGGGGTCAGGCGTGACGAGAACGAGGGTCTGGTGCTGCCCACCCAGTACGACCCGGACACCAAGCAGCCGCTCTTCGACTTCGAGCTGATGAGCTCGGGCGGCACCCGGCAGTTCGACACCAACGCGATCATCAACCGCTACGAGCAGCGGATCCTGATGAGCGTGCTCGCTGACTTCATCCTGGTCGGGCACGAGAGCACCGGGAGCTACTCGCTGCACACCGACAAGACCGGCATCTTCCGGGCCGCCCTGAACGCGATCACCAAGGGGATCGCGGACACTCTGAACCGCTACGCAGTCCCCCGGCTGTTCGCGGTGAACGGCTGGAAGCTTGACCAGCTGCCCCGGTTCGAGCCCACCAACGTGGACCCGCCGGCGCTGGACCAGCTGGCCGCCTTCATCTCGGCCACCGCGGGCGCGGGCATGCAGTGGTTCCCGGACCCGGAGCTGGAGAAGTACGTGCGCGAGATCGCCCGGCTCCCGGAGATGACCGAGGAGGACATCGACTACAAGCGGGCCATGCTCGAGCAGCAGCAGGCGATGGAGTTCGCCGGCGGCCAGATGGAGATGCTCGGCATGAGGCAGAAGGCCGAGATGACCGCTCAGGGTTGGTCCCCGGAGCAGGCCCAGATCCACGCCGAGACCCCGAAGCCGGAGACCATGCAGGCCCAGGCGCAGGGCGAGCAGGACGGCGAGGCGGCCCGACGGCTGCACCCGGTGGGCCAGGCCGACCAGGCCGACGCGCAGATGCAGATGCAGATCGAGCAGAGCCGGGAGGAGATGAAGAACGCTCCTCCGCCCGCGGACCCGAACGAGGAGAAGCGGTTCGCGCGCGAGAAGCAGAAGGCCGACCAGGACGAGAAGTACGCTCAGGTGGGCCACAAGCGGGAGACCGAGAAGATGAAGCTCGCCGAGCAGCTGGCCGAGCGCAAGC